CAGAGCTGTAGTACTGCCCGGGCTGGATAGCTCCAGACCTGAGGAGAGGGCAGGGCTTACTCTGATACCCGGGGAGAATGATGTAACAGCCGGTTACTGGCAGGCAGCTAAAAAAAACCCGGCAGTTAAAATATATGTAGCTGCAGGTATCATAGTAGAGCAGGGAGAGGGTAAAGCTGTACCTCTTAATAAGGGGCTGGACGGGCTTACAGTTAAAGAAGCTCTGGCTAAAATAGCTAAGATAGACAGCGTACAGATGCTTAAAGACCTGAGGGAGGCTACTACTAAAAAGGGTATTATCTCAGAGCTGGATAAGCGTATAGACGCTTTAGTAGCAGAGGTATAACCATGGCTGAGCCGGTAGTATCTGTAGAGAGGTTTAGAGTAATGTTCCCTGAGTTTAGGGGTACAGCTTACAGCCTTACGCTGCAGATGCTAACAGCAGCTGAGAGCAGGACAGCCGCTAAAGTCTGGGGTAAACAGAGGGAGCTAGGTATTATGTATCTGGCAGCTCACTTACTTTCAGTAGCCCCGGAGGGGCAGCTGGCTAGACTTAAAAAAGAAAATAGAGTTACTACTTACCAGCTGGAGCTGGAGCGTATGAGGGCTGCTATAACTATGGGCTCTGGGAGGGTTATATAATGGCTGCCAGAGTTAAGATTATAGATAGAGATTTAGGCTATAAAAAGATATACAGAGCGTTAAAAAGCTTAAACGGTATAGAGGTAGTAGTAGGTATAACGGCTAAAAAAGCAGACCGCTCTACCGGCTCTGGGATAAATAACGCTACCTTAGGCTTAATACATGAGTACGGGCTGGGCAGAGTCCCGGAGAGGTCTTTTATACGCTCTACTGTAGAAAATAACCTAAAGGAGTATAAAAAGCTGCTCTCTGGGGCTGTTAAGGATATAACTGTTAACGGCATTAAACCGGGTAAAGCTTTAGGCTTAGTAGGGTTAAAAGTACAGGGGGATATTAAAGATAAGATACAGAGCTCTATACCTCCGGCTAATGCAGAGGCTACCATTAAGGCTAAAGGCTCCAGCGTAACCCTGATAGATACAGGGCAGCTTATAGGCTCTATATCTTACAGAGTGGAGGGGTAACCATGAGAATGAGAGCCCCAGACCTCCCTGAGCAGCTTACAGCTATATCTGAGCTTTTTACATGGGCTACAGGGGCAGACTGTATATACATAGATACTAATCACGGGGGAGATGTTAGAGAGGCTAATAGAGTCTGGGGAGAGCTCAGGCTTAGAAGTATTAAGCCGGTAGGTACAGACCAGCTCTTATATACTGACTCAGATACCCCTGAGGCTCCTATGGCTGTAGTAATATCAGGTTTAAGGTTACTGGGGATACAGTTAACGCTTAAAAGCAGGTCTCAGGAGTTTACAGACGCTGCCTATTATGCAGCGTTAAAGGCTCAAACAAAAATAAAATACCCTTATGCAATAGAGAAGTATTTAAAGCCTTATCAGCTCTCATTAGCCTCAGCCGCTGAGGTTATAAATATGAGCGATATGACTATTTTTGATGACCGGCAGGAGGATAACTCAGTTATAGAGGTTACTTTTAACGCTGTAGTAACTGATACAGACGCTGCAGCCTACGGTTATTATATAGAGCAAGCTGAGTTAAGCTCAGACTACAAAAAATTAACCGGGGTAAGTTTACCCCCGGTACTACAGGTTAATAGTGAGGTTATACCATGAGTAATTTAGAAAAAATTGTTAATGTAACTATAACTACAGATAGCCGGGGAGTCAGCCAAAAGTCTTTTGGTATCCCTCTGGTACTTGGTTATACAGAGGCTTTTACTGAGCTATATAGGGTTTACTCTCTTGGCTCAGCGGCTGAGGACTTGGTAGCAGACGGTATACCGGCAGGCAGCCCTATATATAAAGCAGTAACAGCTTTAGCTAGTAATACCCCTAAGGCTACTACTGTAGTAGTAGGCAGGCTTACGACTAAGCCCAGCCAGCAGGGTACTCTATCAGTTAAGGCAGGCAGCGTTATACCAGATAAAGTATTTAGCATAGAAGTACAGGAGCCCTCAGGGGGTACAGTACATACTCTTAGTTATACCGCTCAGAGTGGGGATACTGGTACAGATGTAGCTACAGCTATGGCAGCTCTTATAGATGCCCTTACAGGCATTACTGCCAGCAGTGCAGCTGAGGTTATATCATGGGCTGCAGATACAGACGGGGATATATGGACTATAACCGGTTATAATGCAGATTTTAATTATATGGATTTAACCCCGGACTCTAATCTAGCTGCAGATTTAACAGCAATAAATACAGAGTATTCCGACTGGTATGGCTTGCTCTTGGCAGAGTGCCCCTCTACAGCCCGTAATAAAGCCTTAGCGGCTGCAGTGGAGGCTAAAGAGGCTATCTTTGCAGCCCTTACCCATGATGCTGACAACCTAGACGCAAGCTCTGTTACTTCACTGGGGGCTGAGCTTAAAGCTGCTGGATATTTTAGGACTTTTAGCATATACTCAGGGGATACTGCAGCTAATGCTGCTGCTACTTGGCTGGGTAACAGATTGCCCATAGACCCCGGCTCTAGTACATGGGCTTATAAGCCTCTGGCAGGGGTTAAGGTAGATACTCTTACAGGCTCAGAGACTGCTGCTCTGGAGGGTAATAACGTTAACTATTATGTAGAGATAGCCGGGGCTAATGTAACTATTGACGGTAAAATGGCTGCCGGAGAGTGGATAGACGTGATAAGATTTAGGGACTGGCTTACAGCCCGTATCAGAGAGAGAGTTTTTAGCGTACTCATTAACTCCCCTAAAGTGCCCTATACAGATGCAGGGGTAGCAGTGATAACTGCTCAGGTTAAAGCTCAGCTGCAGGAGGGCATTAACAAGGGGGGATTATCAGCAGACCCTGAGCCGGTAGTTACAGCTCCCAGAGTCTCAGAGATTGATAAAGCAGATAAAGTAGCCCGGCTGCTGCCGGATGTATATTTTGAGGCTACATTAGCAGGGGCTATACATACAATTAAAATTATAGGAGTGCTAAAGGCATAAGGGAGTAAAAGCTATGGGTATTAAAAACACTTTTTTAAAAGTTTATAATGCAGATGAGGTTATAGTAACAGTAGGTACAGTTATTATAGACTCCGGGCTGGCAGACGGGGAGTTTTTAACTATTGAGCAGGATACTGAGGATACTGAGGACGTAGTAGGTACAGACGGGGAGGTAGCAGTTAGCCGCACTAATGACCGGAGGGCTACAGCTACTATTAAGCTGCTGCAGACTAGCTCAGCTAATGACGGGCTCTCAGCCCTATCTGCTCTGGTTAAAGAGTCTCCTAGTATGGCTGGGGCTTTTGTGCCCTTTCATGTACAAGACTTAAACGGTAGGAGCCTTTTTACTGCTTCTCAGTGCTGGGTACGTAAAGCCCCGGATAGGACTTTTGACCGTACAGCCCAGAGTACAGAGTGGGAGATTAGGATAGCTCATTTAAAACGAGTAGACGGGGGTAATAATCTGGCTATCTGATAGCCATTAAAAAAGAGGTGGATAATATGATAGAGAAAAAAACTAAAGAGCTAGGGGGCATAGAGTTTACTTTTAGCCCTCTCATGGCTGGGCAAGCCCGGTTAATGCTGGATAAGTTAATCAAAACTTTTGGAGGGGTACTAGCTGCTACTGTATCAGGGGCAGACGGGGTTAACATAGAGGAGGTTAAGGCTCTGGATTTAGATAAATCGCAAGAGCCTGAGCTGATTAAAGTTTTTGCCTCTGCCATAGGTGGAGGTCTGGGGGCTTTTAGCCAAGCTATAACCCCGGAGTTCCATACAGAGCTGGTAGATACTTTTTTAAAGCAGGTTACCTTTATAGACCCTGATACGAGGGAGAGCCGGGGGCTTACTAAAAACGTAAGGGAGGTTATGTTTAGTACCCGGCTGGCTCTGGAGACTAGGGTACTGTTATGGTGTATAACTGAGCAGTACGGGGATTTTTTAGAGCCAGTGAGGAGATTGATAAACTCAGCTCCTCAGGTGAGTCTGGCAGTAAAGGAATAGCCCTTAAAATAGCTCACTGTATAGACTGGGCTATATGGAGGCTGGTAACTTCGGAGCGTATTAGCAGCTCTTTAATAGAGATAGAGACCAGCTGGACTTTAACAGATATTCTAAAGGCTAATCATGTATTAGACGCTTTAGAGGCAGCAGAGGCTAAGGCTATGGAGGCTAAAAGGTAAATGGTTATCAGAGAGCTCCTTACCCGTATGGGCATATTATATGACCCTAAAGGGCAGAAAAAAGCGGATAAAGGCTTAAATAAAACAGCCTCTCTGCTTAAAAAAGTAGCTGCCCTAGCTGCTACCAGTTATGCCGTTAAAGGTCTCTTTAATATTGCTGAGGCAGCCTCAGACGCTGCTGAGAACGTTAACGTTTTAAACTCTGCTTTTGGGGACAGTAAAGCCGGGGTAGAGAGCTGGGCTCAGAGCTTTAGCGACTCTGCAGGCAGGTCTGTTAATGATTTATTACAGACTGCCGGAGGGCTGGGCTCTCTACTGGCTCCTATGCTGGACGGAGATAGTAAAGCTGCTGCTGATATGTCTACTAAGCTGGCAGAGCTCTCTGTGGATTTAGGCTCTTTTTATAATGTAGCTGAGTCTGATACTCTCACTGCTCTTAAAGCCGCTCTGGTAGGCTCCTCTGAGCCTATGAGAAAACTAGGGGTTAATATGACTCAGGGGGCTCTGCAGGCTTATGCTTTAGAGCATGGAGTTAAAAAACAGGTCTCTGCTATGAGTGAGGCAGAGGTAACTACCCTGAGATATAATTTTTTACTGGATAAAACCAAGATAGCTCAGGGGGACGCTACTAAAACCTCCGGGGGCTATGCTAATCAGATTAAAAGAGCTAAGGGAGTACTTAAAGATTTAAAGGTTACGATAGGTAAAGAGCTGTTACCAGCTTTTACAGACCTGTTAAAGTCTTTTAGCGGCTCTAAAGCCCAGATTAAAGCAGTAGCTAAAGCTGCCGGAGTCTTGGCTAAAGCTTTTGGTAAGTTTATTATGTTTATTGTTAAGCATAATAAAGTAGTATTATCTTTTTTAGCTGCTCTGGGAGCTGTACAGGCTGTACAGGGTATTATGGGTTTAGTCTCCAGTATTATAGCTTTAGGAGTAGCTACAGAGGGGGCAGCGTTTAGCTTTAGTACTCTCTGGATAGCTTTAGCCCCCATAGCAGCAATAGTAGCCGCTGTTATTGCTCTGGGAGCTCTTATATACCTAGTTTACTCAGATATAACCTCAGAAAATAGTTTTTTAGTAGCTGTATGGGAGGTTTTAAAAGATGCTTGGCAGGCTACAGTAGACGGCATAGCTACCGGTATAGAGTGGGTAGTAAATGGTTTTAAGTTTTTATATGCTGCTGTATCATCAGGGATAAGCAGTATTATTACTTGGTTTAGTAAGATGTATAATGCCATGCGTAATTATTTAGTTAATGGCATTAAAAAAGTCTGGGGATTTTACAAGTCAATTTTCTCTACCATGTTTGGATTTATCATTAAATGGATAAAAAAGGGCATGGATTTTATATTAAAGTTTGCTAATAAATTTGAGTTTTTAAAGGCTGTAATTAACAGCGTCAAAGATACTCTAAAAGGAGCTCTGGACTGGATATTATCTAAGGCTGACTGGCTGGGTAAAGTACTTGGGTTTACAATTACTAAAAAGGAGGAGTACGATAAAACAGAGGGTAAAAAGACTAATAAGCCGGCTGCTACTACTCCTCCAGAGCCTAAATTAGCAGGGGCAGCAGCAGGGGCAGCAGGGGCAGGCTCAGTTAATACTGAGATTAAGCAGGATTTAACTATAAATATAGCAGGTAACCCAGATAAAGAGACTATAAATAAAGTAGTCTCTGAGGTTAATAAAGCTAACAATAACGGAGCAAAAGCCCTAAGCAGGGCTACTACTCAGGCAGCTCCAGCTTAGGTTTAGCATATGGATTTTAATAAAAATTTTAACCGGGTTAAGATAGGGGATATATACTTAGATGCCTCTATAAGAGAGGGGCATAAGCTATCTGGTAAAATTACCTCGCACCCGGTAGAGACCGGTATAGACGTAACAGATAATTACAGAGTAGACCCCCGGGCTATATCTATATCCGGCATAATAACTAATACCCCCTTAGAGCCGCTGCCGGGCTCTACAGACCGGGTAGCTGATACATGGGCTACCCTCCAGAGTTACTTTGATAACTCAGAGGTAATAAATATAGTTACCAGCTTAAAAGTATATGAGAGCATGGTTTTAACAAGTTTATCAGTAACCAGAGATGCTAAAAGCTCTCAGGTACTTAACTTTACTGCAGATGCTAAAGAGCTTAGATTTGTAAGTACTGAGTATACCCGGGCAGTCAGGGTTAAAAAAGTTAAAAAGCCTAAACCCAGTAAGCCTACTAAAGGAGACCAGACGGCAGAGACTCCTGCAGCTCAGGAGCCAGCTAATAAAGGTAACAGACCAGTTAAGCCGGCTAATACTACTCAGAAAAAAACAGCAGCTAAAAAAATGGGGGATTTAAGATTTAACCCCCGGGCTACTTTTGTACCGGATTAAGTATTATGGATTATGACAGATTTAACAATTTACAGATAATAGATACCCTTGCGGACGGTACAGCTCATTATATACAGCGTACTCAGCTGGACGGCTCAGAATACATTTTAATTTTTAATTATAACTCCATAGCTGAGGGCTGGTATTTAAGTATACAGACTGCAGACGGGGAGGATATAGAGGGTTATACCGGGGTACGCTTAACTCAGAACTGGGAGCCCTTTAAGCTGGCTACTGCCTTGGCTGCCCCTCCGGGGGACTGGCTAGTAAGCTCAGAGACTCAGGGGGAGCCGGGGTTATTTGATTTAGGGGACGGTACTAATTTATATTATATACCGCTGGGGACTGAGGGCTAAATATGTTATTATATGAGCAGGCATATAGGCTTAAAGTACATGATATAGAGTTTACGGAGCTGGATATAGAGTTTACTGTAACTAAGACGCTTAAAAAAACTCCTAATACACTGGAGCTCACTATATATAATTTGACTGAGGAGCATAGGAGGAGACTAGAAAAGGCTGTTAATCCTGTAGTTACCTTGGAGGCTGGTTATAAAAATAATATAGCTCTTATATTCCAAGGAATAATGAGAGATGTACATAGTAGCTACAGACCCCCGGACTGGGTTACAGAGCTGGGAGGGGGAGACGGGGAGCGTACCCTAAGGATAGCCCGTATTAACAAGAGTTACAGTCCCGGAGTAGAGGTTAGCTCTGTTATGAGTGATTTAGTAAAGAGTATGGGCTTAAAACCGGGTAACCTGAGGCAGCAGCTAAAGGGGGCTAAGTTACTGGGGGGCTCCAGTCAGTTTTTAAATGGGGCTGTACTCAGTGGGCAAGCAGCTAAGGAGCTAGATAGGTTAGCTACGTCTCTGGGGTTTACGTGGAGTATACAGAACGAGAGTTTACAGCTGCTAAAACTGGGGGCTGCTCTTAATAAAGCAGCTGTAGTACTTAGCCCCAGTACCGGACTGTTAGGCTCCCCCTCTATGGGAGACGGGGGAGTAGTAACCATAGAGGCTTTACTTAACCCGGATATAACCCCGGGCAAGCAGATAGCCCTGAGGAGTAAAACTTTAAATGGCTATTTTATCGCTAATAAGGTAGAGTATAAAGGTACATACGGGGGCAGTTGGCTCTGCAGTATAGAGGCTAAGGAGGCAAGGACGTGATTACTCCAGATATGGCAGATATAATCTTAGATGCAATAGACTCTAAACTCATAGACCTGCATACAGCTATGCCGGGTAAGGTACAGAGCTTCAATAGTACTACCCATACTGCAGAAATAGAGCCCCAGATTAAACGTATGATACAATCTGAGACCGGGCAGCCATATTATGAGAGCTTGCCAGTACTGCCAGCTGTACCTGTACTATTTTTACGTACTAAAGATTTTTATCTGTACCTGCCTGTATCTGAGGGAGATACGGGGTTATTAGTATTTAATGAGACCTCCATAGACCAGTGGAGAGACCGGGGCTCTGTTTCTAATCCCTGTGATACTGGCAGACACACTTTAACCGCTGCTGTATTTATACCGGGGCTTTTTAGCTCCGGTAATGAGTTAACGGACGCTGCAGGCTCAGGGCTAAAATTAGGAGAGCAGGGTAAGGGCTTTATAGAGATTAAATCAGGAGGGCAGGTTAATATAAATAATAATCTGACAGTGGATAAATGAGCCTTAAATATATAGCCAATACAGACCTTACAGTATCTTTTATATCTGTAGCAGTACCCCCGGGGGCTACGTACGCAGGAGACCCCGGCATAGACGCTGTTAAAATTAAACCTACTATATCAGATACGAGTAAAGCAGGGGGTAGTTATATTACTACTGATAAGATAGTTATAAAATTTACTGCTGCTACCGGGGGCTGCCCCTACTCAGCCTCCGGTTATACTTTCGTATCTGGGGGGACTACTATAACTGCCTCAGCTGATAAAGTTAAAGTAGACGGGCTGCCAGTACTGAGAGTAGAGGATAAATCATTATTAGGCTGTACAGGCTCATGGACTGTAGACTCAGGGGGTACTTTTGCCTGTAGCTGTAAGGCTAAAATAGCCTCAGCAGGGCAGGATAAGGTTAAGGGGCAGTAATGAGAGACTATACTCTTATACAGGGAGAGGCTTTAGCTACCATGGATAAACTGATAGAGCAGGGCTTAAAAGTAGACGCTGTTATATGTGACCCTCCCTATGGTACTACAGCCTGTAAATGGGACTCCATTATACCTCTGCCGGATATGTGGAATAGATTAAACAAGCTAATTAAATCCCGGGGGGCTATTGTACTTTTTGGCAGTGAGCCTTTTAGCAGCCAGCTTAGAGTAAGTAATATTAAAAAATATAAGTATGAGTGGATATGGGTTAAGGAGCAGGGCACTAACCAGTTTTTAGCTAAAAAGAGACCGTTAAAACAGCATGAGAATATTTCAGTTTTTTATAATACTTTGCCTGTTTATAATCCTCAGATGAGTAAAGGTAGTTTTATAAGTACTATACGGGATAAAAAAGAGCGTATAGACCCTATAAATAATGCTAAGTTAAAGCCTACAGCTTATAACAGCAACGGGGAGCGGTATCCTACCTCTGTACTCCGTTTTAACCGGGATTTAACCGGACGGTTACACCCTACTCAAAAGCCAGAGGCTCTTATGGAGTATCTGATTAAAACATATACAGATGAGTCTGAGCTGGTACTAGATTTTACTATGGGCTCAGGTACTACAGGGGTAGCTGCTGTTAACTCCGGCAGACGCTTTATAGGCATAGAGCTAGATAAAGATTATTTTAAAGTAGCTGAGAGCCGTATTAAAGCTAAACTCAGGGCTAAAATAGGGGGGCAGCAGTGAAAGACTTATTGTTAAACAAGTGCGGAGACCTTAAAGTAACAGACGGGGATTTTAATATTATAGAGGGGGTAGACCAGATAAGGCAAAAATTTTTAATACTGGTTAAAACCTTTAAGGGGGAGTGGCTTTTAGATGTTAATGTAGGGCTGCCTTATTTTCAGGAGATTTTTACTAAGACCATGACCCCCCGGAGGCTGGAGGAGATATACTCAGAGCTTACCTCCAGTATAGAGGGGGTTATAAGAGTAGAGTCTGTATCTGTTACTGAGTATGACAGGCAAGCTAGGTATTTATCAGTAACAGTAGAGGCTTTACTGGAGGGTAATGAGCGGTCTACTTTTACTTTTAACGGTAACTTACCTCTAGATGCCTGCCCCCTAGACCCAGATAAGGAGTACCCAGCTACCATAGAGGGGCTTAGTATCTGGGTAGACGCTCAGGATTTAAGCAGCTTATCTGTTATAGGTAGCTCTGTTACTCTGGCTAATAAAGCAGGAACAGGGCAGGCTACAGGGCAGGCTGCAGTTATAGGAGTCTCAGAGATAGGTAACCATAGAGCTATACTGCTGGATACCGCTGAGAGTTTAGTACTCACTGATACCCCGGCTATAAGGACTCCAGACGGCTTTACAGCCTTTATAGTTTTTAAAAATAAAGAAACTGCAGCCGGGCAGGGTAATCTGTTAAAGCTGCAGGGTAACGATAATACAGGTAACCCTGAGGGCTATATAATTAAGCTTAATACTGGAGCAGCAGGCAGCTTAGAGCTTAGCTCAGGGGATTTATCAGTAACAGCAGGCAGTAGTAGTTTTAATAACTCAGATAGCTCCATAGCTGTAATAGCAGCTAAAACTGCCCCCCGTTTTATTGTTAATGAGCAGGACTTAGCAGTTACGGGTAACTTTAGCTTATCACTGCTGGACGGCTCGGGAGATATAGGGTATAATTATAAAGGGCTTATAGGAGAGGTTTTAGTCTATAACAGGGAGCTAACAGATACTGAGATAGTTAATTTATCAGGGTATCTTAAAGTTAAATGGGGCTTAGATTTTAGTATACAGCCCGGCTCTGGTTATGGGTTTTTTGCTTATGGGCTTAGTGCCTATGGGTTATAGGAGTTAACAGTATGACAGAACCCCAGATATATACTAAATTTAAAAATTGGGCTTTAGTACGTAAAGCCTCAGACCCCTCAGAGGCTAGGGACTGGTATAATGAGTATACCAGTCTTTTTAGTGAGGTGGATAAAGCTGTTAACGATATTAGCCCGGAGGGCATAGTAATACAGGTAGCAGCCTCAGGGGATACCCCGGAGGATAACGGTACTGCTCTGCTGGCAGCTCTGGTTAAGGCTAAGGCTTCTAATCCTACTGAGGCTAAACAGGTTACTATTAAGCTCTCTGCCGGTACTTACGATTTAGGCACAGACTTTTTAGACTGGGATACGGACTATATTAACATAGTAGGGGCTACTCCTGCCAGCCGGTCTCAGTGGGTTAAAAAACCCCTCTGGACTGAGGTACTCAGAGCCAGCAGCCGGATAATAGGAGGTAACTCTAATAGCGTACTCAGGGTATCATCGGCTAAATGTATCTTTTTAAATATAGATATATCCGGTACTGCTACCCCGGAGCCTTTAGTACTTAACTGCCCTGTATCTGCCTCAGAGGGAGCAGCGTTTAAGGGCTGCTCAATAGACGGGGGAGTAGGGGCAATAACAGCAGCTCAGTATATTTTATAACTGCCACAGTAAGAGTTATTTTTATGGGGCAGGCTCTGCCGGGGGAGCTGGGGTACTTTATCACTGCTCAGCCGCTGGGGGAGATAGTTTTTATAAGGTAGGGTTATCCGGCTCTACTCTGCTGGTAGACTCCTGCCTGATTAACTATACCAGTATGGGCTCAGAGGCTGAGCTGGATACTGTTATATTTTTAGATACTACTTTTTACAGCTCAGGACTGCTGCTTAACCAGAGCTCCGGGGGCAGTGATACTGTTAACACTTTTTTTAAGGGCTGTACTCTTAATATAGGGGGCTATGGTACAGACTCTCCCGGAGCCTCCGTTAAAGCTAATTTTACTGATTGTAAAATTACTACCTCAGAGGCTCTTTATTTAGGAGCTGGCTCAGGGCTGGAGCATTGTAAGATAGATGCCTCAGGGATAACTGCTAATAGTAT